ACTACATTGAGAAAGCTAATAATATCATTTACAAAGTAGAATTTAACAAGAAGAAAAAAGCAAATATTACAGATCCTAATCAATTAATTTTAGAATTATGAAAGAATCAACTTTAGGCGTAGCCTTAGTGAAAGAGGCATGTCCTCTTTGTGGGGCTCTCTCAGATGGGCCAATAATTATGAATAAAAGACTATCTGAATCAATGGCAAAGAAAGTAGAAGCTCTCAATGGAAAAACGATTGGCTATTCAAATGAACCCTGTAAGAGTTGTAAAGATATTATGGCTCAGGGTTTTCTCCTTATTGGAGTGGTGGAATCAAAGACAACGGATCATAAAAACTCTTACAGATCAGGAAATCAATGGGGAATAAAAAAAGAAGCTGCTATTGAAATGTTTGGAGAAGAAATGTGTAAAAAAGGAGTTGCTTTTATAGATGTTCTCATTGCGAATGAAATAGGATTACCAGGGGCTAATATTAATGCGTGATGAAAAAAGTTAGACGAGAGAACATTGGTGAGCATTTATTTGATCACCAGCTACAGATGATTGGAAAAACCAGAGTTAATGTTTTGGATGACGATCATTGGCATACCCATTTCACAATGACAAGGGGACAGTATATTGAATTTAGGAACTATGCTATCTCCCTAATAATGAAAACATTCAGATGTAATAAGAATAAAGCAATAGCTAATTTTGAATGGTATTGGTCCTGTTTTGGAGTAAGAATAAAAGATTGAAATCATAAAACATTATATAACCTATCATACAAGATAATTATGGAAAAGCAATTTAAGATTGAAAAAGGTATTCCCGTACCTGAAAGAAAGGGAAAATCCTTTCTTTATCCATTTGAAAAGATGGAAGTAGGTGACAGCTTTATATTTTCAAATACTTACAGCAGGTCAATCCATTCCTATGCCAGTAATGCTGCAAGAAACTGGAAGAATCATTCTCCTATAAAAGGTGTTAAAGATTGGTTTTTCACTACAAGAAAAATCGATAATTCTATAAGAATATGGAGAGTGAAATAATGGATCCAAGAGATGAAGATGTTGACTATCTAAGAGATAGAATCATCATTGAAGAAGAACTAAGACAACAAATGGAAGCTGAATATATGGAAGCAGAATATTATGAGCAGCTCCCTGCAAAAATTACTGTAGAAATCAATATAAATAAAGAAAATTAATAATTTAAAAAATTAAACAATGGAAAAGTCAAAAATTACAGAAGTTGAGATTAATGGAATTATTTATGTTCCAAAAGATTCTATTGCTAACGAGTTTACAGGAGATATAAAAATTATTATTCTTCAAAGAGGTTGGATTTATATAGGTAGATTTCAGAGAAATGGGAATGATTGCTCACTTCATAATGCTTATAACATTAGAATTTGGGGAACTACAAAAGGTTTATGTGAATTAGTAAATGGTCCCACATCCTCTACAAAACTTGATAAATGCGATGGTGTAGTTGAGTTTGATTGGCTTACAGTAATACACACCATTACTGTTGATTCTAAAAAATGGATACTATGAGTCGTGTAGTGAGCAATTTTGAGGATTCTCAAAATACATATAATAATGGCAATGGCTATGGCAATGGCGATGGCAATGGCTATGGCAATGGCGATGGCAATGGCAATGGCAATGGTTATTAACTTAATTAATTCTTAGAGATATGAAACTAAATCTAAGTGACGAAAAATTTGATGAGATTCTTAACAAAGGAATATCTCTTGATCACATATATATTCTTAAACTTATAGATGAGGGATTTGATGTTATATCTAAGAAGAATACTCCTAAATGGGGTATCCTTCTTCAATCTTTGATAAGAAAAGGAATGCTATTTGAAACAGAGAATAAACTCACCACTATTGGAAAGGAGCTTTTAATATTTGTTAATAGTAAGGATAGGAAGAAGATTGTAAAGCCAAAGGTAGTATCTAGTGAGTTTGATCAATGGTGGGCAGAATATCCCGGAACTACAAATTTTGTTTACAAAGGAAGAAAGTTTATTGGTGATAGAAGTATTCGAGTAGGAAAAGATGATTGTAGAACAAAATTTAACAAGATTCTTTTGGAAGGGGAACACTCTGCTAAAGATCTAATAGACGCTTTGAAATATGAAATTCTACAAAAGAAGGAAGCTTCTATAAAAACAGGAGTAAATAAACTTACTTATATGCAGAATAGTCTTACATATTTGAATCAGCGCACTTATGAGGGGTTCATTGAGTTAATTGATTCCGGAGCTGGAGTTAAAATAAAACAGGAGACTACAGGAGAAATTGAAATATGATAAAGAACTTTGATCTCTTAGAGAAGGAAATAGAGGCTGGTATTGAGGGAAAGAATAGTGGCATTCCTATGGGTTTTCACAGGCTTAATAAATATGTAGGAATTCGCAAGAGAATAATGACTACTGTATTAGGAGCTACCGGCACAGGAAAATCAGCTTTGGTTCATAATGCTTATATACTGCAGCCTTTTGAGTTTATTAGAAGTCATCCTGAGTTGAAAATAAAGATGAAGACTATTCTCTTCTCTATGGAAAGGAGTAAGATTTATATATTGGCAAAATGGTTGAGTAGGGAGATATTTCTATCTCAAGGAATTCTTATTCCTCTTCAGAAACTATTAGGTTGGTGGGATGTAAAATTAACTAAAGATGAGCATGATTTGGTATTAATGTATAAAGACTATATCAATGAATTAGAACAATTTTGTGATATCATTGAGGGAGCTCTCAATCCAACAGGAATTTTCAAATGTGTAAAGAATTATGCTATTGAAAATGGAAGATTTGAAGAGGAGAATGAATTTACTAAAGTTTATGTTCCTAATCATTCTAATGAGATAGTGATTCCTATAGTGGATCATTATGGATTGTGTAAGGTGGAGAAAACTATGAACAAGAAAGATGCAATCGATAAGCTGTCAGAGTATTTCCAAATCTTTCGTGATAACTATGGATATTCCCCTGTAGGTGTCTCTCAGATTAATAGGGAATTAGGTTCAGCGTTAAATAGAAAGATTAGCGACACACTTGAACCAACTATTGATCACATAAAAGAATCAGGCTCTCCAGGAGAAGCATCTGATGTAGTAATAAGTTTGTTTCAACCCTCTAAATATAAGACACAGGATAGTTTTTACAAAGTGGATAACTTTATTAATCCTGAAACTGGAGGAGATTTCTTCAGAAGCTTGAAGATTCTTAAAAATTCATATGGAGAGGCGGATATTAGATGTGGACTCGCATTTATGGGAAGTACAGGAATTTTTCAGGAGCTTCCCAGATCCAAGGATATGAATGATTTCAACTATAATGAACTTTTTAATTACTCATTCTTTTTAAAAGATGGAAAACTTTAGAGATATAAGACAAAGAGAATTAGCTAATAAATGGATAAATTCTGGGAAATTTGGAATTATATTAGCTGCCCCTCGCACAGGAAAATGTCGTTTAACTATCTATGCTCTTCAAGAGATGAACAATCCATCTATTCTTATTGCCTATCCTGATAATAAGATTAAGCAATCATGGGTTGACGAGTTTAAATTGATGGAATATGATTCATCAAAAGTTACTTTCACTACACACTTATCGCTTCATAAATATATAGATGTTGCTTATGATGTAGTGATTCTTGATGAAATTCATCTCCTTAGTGAGAATCAATTACTTGCAGCTTACGAACTTCTGAAAATCAATAAAACTGTTCTTGGACTTACAGGTACTCTGGCAAATGATAGTAAGAGTGCTTTGTGGATAACTCTTGGACTTAGGGTTATTGCTGAATATCTTATTGATCAGGCTATTGATGAAGATGTAATTACAGACTATGAGATAAATGTTGTCACTGTTCCTCTTGATAATAAGGTTAAGATGTATAAGGGAAAAACGGAGAAGCAGAAATTTGACAGTCTCTCATGGGTGATTGATAAAATGATAAATGAAGGAAAAGATCCTTTCTTTCTAAGACTGCAGAGAATGAGAATTATTCAGAATAGCATTGCTAAGAGGAATAAAACAATCTCTCTCTTAAGAGAATATAAGAATGATAGAGTTCTTGTCTTTACAGGACTTACAAAAATAGCTGACAGTCTTGGTATTCCTTCCTATCATAGCAAATCTTTGGAGAAGAAGATATTTGAGGATTTCGTTAGTGGAGAGATTAAGCATTTAGCTGTCTGCCGTATCGGAAATACGGGCATAACATATAAATCTCTTAATAGAGTGATAATCAGTTATTTCTCTTCTTCATCAGAGGACTTTGTGCAAAAAATTATGAGAGCCACTTCCTTTGAATATGACAATCCAGAAAAGAAG